CTATTTAATTGAACTTGCTAACTTAAATAGATATATTATTATTTTATTAAATTCTTTTGTACCTAAAGCTGTTTTTAATCCATTTAAATATCCCATGGATCCATATGTTAGTGCATTGGTCTTTTGGGTTGCCATCTTCCAATTGCACTTAGCCTGTAATGGAATAGTTATAAAGTCATTTGGAATAGCTTTAATTTTATCTATTATAGTAGGATCTTCACCTTCTAAGAGTTCAAAAAACATTTTATCATAGTTTCTACCTAAGAAATCTAATTTCGGGTCTTGTAAATACATCTCCAAACCATCTTTTAGTGCATCAGCATAAGTTATTCCTCCATAAATTACACTTATCCCAGCTATTATAATTAAGTTAACTAACATTTTCTTTTTCATATAAAGACCCCCTTAGATTTTCTATATCCTCATTGACTTGTATTATGTTAAGATTGCTATATGGTATCTTCTTATCAGTAATGACAATGATAGAAGGAAATACTGGGAAATACCTTTTATACTTCCCACTTCTATATAAATTCTCATACTTTTCAATATCAATTCCTTTATTGGATATTTCAATCTCAATAAAAACTATATAAGGCTGACTATTGATTTTGTATACTGCTAATCCGTCTGCTATTATGTTTTCGCATCTAAACTCATTTTCAAATAATACTATCTCAGATGTTTTATTTAATTCTCTATAGAAATCAGTTAATAAAATTTTATGTTTAAGTTGCTTAGTTTTCTTAAAATAATAATAATACTGAGCTGTGAAGTGATCTCTATCTCTTTTAATTAATTTATTATCACATAGTAACTTTAATCTCCTTCTAGCAATAACTAAATTTGGATAAAATAATTCTGCTATAGTATCAGTTGTAGCAACTTTAAATTTCTTTATAAATTTTAATGATAGTTTATCTCTATCAGTTACTATCATCTATATCAACCCCTAAATCTTTAATAAAATCTAAATTATCTAACTTTCCTATTTCTTCTTTAACTTCTCTTTTAATTTCTTTTTCTATGTATGTATGTTTTATTAATTCTCTAGCCTTTACAACTTCTAAAAACATTGATTGAAACTCTGTAAGATTACCATATCTTAATAATCCATGCCCTCGTCCCCTTAATTTTTCAAGTCCATCTTCATCTATTATAATTCTACTATTAAGTGAATTCATTGTTTTAAGCCCTATCACACAAGGGATGTTCGCCTTAATTCTACCATTTAAAATCTTACTATCTGGTCTTTGTGTAGATATGATTAAATGAACACCACACGCCCTTGCCTTCGCTGCTAAAACTTCTACTGATGATATACTTCCTTTCTCATTTTGCAAGTCTGCAAACTCATCTATGATACATATTTGATAGTCCAGTTTCTTTATATTTTTCAATTTATTATATTCTCTTATATCTACTACATCATTCTCAAAAAATAAATCATATCTTTTATTGACTTCTTCTATTAGATTTTCTAAAACCACTTCTGCTTCATCAATATTTCTACTAAATGTCTTTACTATATTACTTTTTCTAAATAAATTAAATTCTGCCCCATTTTTTAAATCTATAAGATGCAGCGATACTTTTCTTCTGGATAAAACTATATTTGTTATAATAGATCTTACTAGAGTACTTTTACCACTTCCAGTTTCTCCAGCTATTAATAAATGTACTGCTTTTTCTAAATCTAAGTTCAAAGTTTTATCCCCAAGTACTTTTCCGATATTAAACTCCAGTATTCCTTTACATTTTGAAAACTCGTAAGGTATTAGTTCTTCAAGTTGTTTTTCATACACCTTTATGAATATTCTCCAATTATTGTAAGTTATTTCTATTTTTCTGTTCAGATGTTGTTCTATTGCTAACTTCTTCTTTTCAAAGTCATCTGTACTCATTCCAGCTAATAATCTAAATGTTAAACAATATCCATAGTTCGTTTCTTTTCTTTCTAAAAATTTAGGTACTCTATCGTTTATTTCAAGCTTTAAAGCTCTGAATAAATTATTGTAAGGATTAGCATTATTTATTAAACTAAAGCCTAACATACTAGCACCTAGTGTACTTAACCCGTATCCTAGTACCTGTACTCCATCTCCTCCTGCTACTACTGTCCCTATCCCTAAAACCAAACAAAGTCCAAACAACTCCACCTCATTATTCTTTTTCATAACCATTCCCCCTCCTATACATATTGTAAAAACACGCTATAAGTTAGTTAAATACTAATAGCTAAGTGTCTTTCGTAAACACGACTAAAGTAATATCTTAAAACACTGTTTTTACTTATGTTATATACTATGTCATAACAGTGGATAACTTGCTTGTCCAAGTAGAGAAATTAAATAAAAAATACCTGGATCATTAGTCCAGGTAAAATACTTCTTCTAAATTTTTATTTAATTTTTTGGATATATGTAAAGCTGTTTCTAAATTCGGTACAGTTCCATTTTCATATCTATTATATTGCCTATAATTCAATTCTAATATTTTTGCAAATTCTCCTTGTGTAGACATATATTCTTTCATCCTTATCTCTTTTAATCTATTCTTAACCATACAATTCCTCCTCTTGTTAATATATTCTACACAGGAGAGGAAAATCCTTTGTTTATTTAAAAAAGACATAAAAAAAAGAGCTAAAACAATTAAGTCTTAGCTCCGAGTTTTTACTGATTAAATTTTAACATTTTCATATACTCATCTTCATATCCTAACAAATCCTTACCATCATTTAAATATTCTTTAAGATATTTTACACTATTTTCTATCATTATATCTAATTCTTTCTTAGTTATCAAAAACCTAATTATGGAAGGTAAGGCAAAGTATATTTCTTCTATAACCATTGCATACTTTAATTCTCCAGTTCCAGAGCCAAGTGTTTTTTCAGCTTGAACAACTAAGGATAATACTACTTGATTTACAAACTCTTTCTTTCCGTTCTTATAAATAAAAAGTAGCCCTACTATGAATAATAGAACTACCAGGATTGAACTTAAATTTGTTTTTATAAAATCTAACATTATATTACCTCCACATCATTTTTATTTACCCAAGAATTTATGTCTGAGATTAAAACTCTATCTTTATTTAATTGACTAACCTTATGAGTTTTATTTTTTACCCAACTTGGTATGTTTTGTCCTGTAGAATATTTGCTTCCTTTTATTTTTACAGTAGAACCTACAGTTAAAGTTTTAGTTGGTGAGGTTTGTCCTAAATCTTTAGTAAATACCCAAGACATTATTTCCTTTAATAAAACTCTATCTGATTTTACTTGTTGAACTGTATAAGCCTTATTTTTTATATGAGAAGGTATTGTTTGACCTGTAGCATACTTTATAGCACTATTTGATAGTATTACCTTGTCACCTACTTTTAAAGAGCTTATAAGTGTATTTACGGAAGGATTTCTGTTAGGTGTTTCTGATACATAGGTAATATAAGTATCTTTAAACCAATGAGTGAACTTAGAACCTGAAACTACTTTTCCATTTTGTATTCTTCCTTTTCTCATTCCTATGGGAGCACCTACACATTCGATAAATTCTCCATTACCTATATATATTCCAGCATGGCCTTTCATCCATAAAATAAGTCCAGGTATGTTTGGAATATTTGAAATAGATCCCTTAATTTTAGCCGAATTAAAAGCTCCTTCTTGATTTCTATCTTGAGATGCTACATATTTAGCACTGCCTTTAGAATCCTTTGGCCATACAAAACCTTTCACTAGTCCATAGCAATCACTAACCATCTTTCCTTTAAATTTATTTAGATAGGCTTTATGCCTTGTATTATAAGCACCTACTCCATAACCTTGGATCGTTTTAGACTTTAATAAGCTATCAGTTAAGACTTGTCCATATGTTCCTAGACAATATCCCCAGTTTTCTTTGAGTGCCTTTTCTACAAACTTAACTAATTCTATATTTGTTTTCAAAATTATTCATCCTTTCTTTAAAATACTTTTCCCATTACATAGCTAACAATAGCAGTTATTATCACCATTACTATTTTTTCATATTTTTCTAAAGGTTTGTCTTTTAAAGTTGCTATCTCTTTTATCAATAGATCTATACTTTTTTGTAAAGACTTTATAGCATCTTGTAAGTGAGTAGTATCTTTCTTTTGTGCAACAATGTCATTTTCAATTATATCTATCCTACTAGAGAAACTATTCAATCTCTTCTCATTGATATCTAATCTTTCATCTATTCTTCTGTGTTTTTCTTTGCATAGTTTTTCATCCATGTCCCACCTCCTAAAAATTTGTATTAAAAAAGAACCTACTATTTAAGTAAGTTCTTTTTTATATTTTATGATTTTATTTTGTTTAAAACCTTTTATACTCTTATTGATCTTCAAATTTAATACTATTAATTAAGGTATCAAAAAACACTGCTGTTGGATGCATTTTAACGGTATGTCGGTATAGCCAATTGGCATAGAGTGCGAGTCCAGCAATAACTGCTATATTTAATACTATAGTTACTCCTAAAATGCTCTCACTTTTTAAAAGCTTGGGCAATTCTATTAATGCGTTATATAAGCTAATAACAAGTCCAAAAAGTGCTAGAAGAATAGGAAGATGCTTTGAAGGATCATTCATTTCTTCAAACTTTCTTGCTCTGGCTTTTACAAGTGCTTGTTGAGTGTTATTCATTCCTCTTAAACTTTCTATATTTTTGTTAATGTGTTCTATACTTAATGTTGACTTCTCGAGAGATAATTTTTCCTCGATAAATCCTTGTAGTTCTTTATCTTCTTTCCTAGTTATTTCTATTAAATCATTAATAAAATTATCATTGTCCTCTAAAATGTTTAGTTGAGTTGAATCCGACAATCTTATCACCTCCCTATCTATAATATCGGAAGAGATAAGATAAGATTAAGCATAAAAATACACCCTTCCAGGTGCTATTGTTCATCTAATACTTCGTATACCATCTCTTGCAAGTTAGAAAGCTTAGGTACTTGCTCTCTAGTATAAATTCCATCAACATTTTTATCTGTCTTAACATTTCTAGCCCATATTTTTACTAAAGCACTTTCTTTTGTAAACATTACATCATTCCTCCTATTAAGTTAGTTAATTCCATTATTGCTTGTTCATTTTCTGCATCTTTTATAGCTTGTAATGTTGACATTTCAAGTAATGCGTTCTCTAGCTCTTGTATTTTTTGTTGTTGTATCTCTTCTGGGGCCTTTGGTATGTCTTCATATTCCCACCAAACTTCACCAGTCGATTTCCTGCACTTAAGTGTTGCCATTTTTCCTTCTAAAACATCTTTTTCAGGTAACATTACTACAGCAATACCTTTAGCTTTATGCTCTTCTGTCAAAGATGTTTCATCATAAACTATGCTCGCATAGTTTTCAGGGTTTTCAAACAAATATATCATTTTTAAAGTCCTCCTTCAGTTTTTACATACCCTATAATTTGAAATACATTTTTATAGGCCCCCATGGTCTGCCCTATATATATAAAAGGATGTTTGCAGTGGATGTTTGTTGCATTTCTGTCACTCACACGTATATTCTTCACAACCACCTTGTTACTCCTTTTTATAATGACCAAGTTACCGCTTGAGCTGCCTTTGTCATTACCTACTATAAATATATAGTCTTCTTCACAAGCTAAATCCATTGAAGCAAGGGATCCCATTGGGGTCCAGGTTTCACTAATAAACGTATTTATATCTATTTCTATAATTTGAGAGGAATAATTAAGTTCATTTAAAGCAACTAACTTACCTTTTGATAAAACCATTTTAGGGTCCCCACCTTCTAATACCCCACTTATTTTAAACTGAACCCCTGTTACAGAATTAAAAGCTATCACACGTTGGTTAGACCATACATATATTATGTTACCTCCAATCAAGCAAAATACAGGTAGGTAAATGGGAATTTCTAGAGATAAAGTCATCGTAGATTTGTTTATTTTATAAACTTTGCCATCATTACGCCCAGCAGCATATATAAATTCTCCGTCTTGGTCTAGATTGACAAAGTGTTCATTCGTAGCGTGGGTAAATGTAGCAACTGTACTCAGCCCATTCTTATCTATTTTCACAATATACCTTTTTTGGCTAAATTGATAGTATACATAAATATACCTATCATCTACAAGCAACCCCACTACGCTAGTTCCTGAAGGGAAAGATATTTCTGCTTCTTTGGATAAGTTCATACTATCTGCGATTATAACCTTGCCTGAAAGGACATAATACAGCTTGCCACCATTTGTTGTTATAAATTGGCCCAAAGCGTTGTTGTTATATAACTCTACACTATTAGCCATAACAGGGGTATAATACTTACCATCATGCCCCAAAGTACTACCCATATAAATTTTATTGTTCATTTATTCCGCCACCTTTTCTAAATATACCATACCATTTTCTATACCCCATTTGTAGTTATCTCCTGTAGAGTCGTCAGCTATATAAGGTTTTGGTATATCCGATAACCTAATGTGGCCATAGCTATTTTGTGTTGCTTTTTTTATTTCATGATTAGCTAACCCTTCTTCTACAACTACCAACTCTGTTTTATTTGCTTTAGTGCTTTGCAACTCTATGATTTGCGCCGTTAAGTTTGCCGCTATATCACCTTCCAGTTGCCCTTTAATATTGTCAAACCAATTTGTAAATTCATTGCCCCAGTTAGTAGTATTATTACTAAACCAATTATTAAACCTATTAGTAAACTCATTTACATTTGTTGTATACCATAAATCAAAGGCATCTTTCTTTTCTTGAGTCCATATAGCTATATCTGCATCATAATTAGCCTTAGTTTGCTTGTACCAGCTTTCAAATTGATTAAAAATAGCTGTTGGGTCTACTTGATCTACTACTCCATGGACTATTCCGCAAAGTCCTTTGTTAAGTCTCAAATCAGTAATATTAGCTTGAGTAATGCTCATTATACCTTTATTGATTGCTATGTCTGCCAAGGCTAATTCATAAGCATCAGCATCTCTTTTCAGTGCAGGAGCTATAGGACTGCTTGCAAATGTTCCTTGTTTAACTAATACCTTTATTTCTCTATCTACAGTATCGTGCCTTAATACAATCCTATCAATCCGATTCAAAACTCCATCAGCAGGATTTATATTTAAAATATAGTCATCATCATTAAATAAAATATAACCGTTCATCCAAGCCTTGCCTGCTTTTACTGTAACTGTCATATCATTATTAGCTGTTACTTGCAAATTATTTGAAGGGTTAGGGAATACTCCGTTCCCGATAAAACTAGCAAAATATCTAGCGAAAAAGCCTGCTTTATATTTTCTGTCCCCGTTTACCGACATAAAAAAACCACTTGTTAAAGCCATTATCTCACCTCTCTTTTAATCTTATCTATTAAAGTAGGGATATTGTTTCCAAATACTATATTTATTTCTAGTCCCTTTTCTTCATATACTTCTTCTATTTCTGTTATCCTTGTATCTATTGTAATTCGCCATTTTTTACTTGTAATAGTAACTCTATCTCCTAAATCAAAATCTTTTTTATACTCTAAGTTGCTTTTTAAATTTATTTTACTATCAAAGGTTTCTATTTTTTTATGTTCATCTAATTTAGATAATCCTCTATCGTTTAAAATCTTTCTATATTCGGCTATAGGGATAGGTACCTCATTATCATTAACTGTCTTTGTAGACTGTAAATCTCTTGCATCTACATATAATTCATATCTATCTAGTCCTTGTCCTACTTCAATAAATACTTTTTCTCTTTGCTCCCCTTCGCCTTCTCCAGCTATTAAAGCTGTATTTCTGTATTCTATATCACTATCTGTATACTCTTGTTCTAGTATATTCTCAAATTCTTCAGAAAATATAGCAGGTGCATTTATGTTTTGCCCTGCCGTTCTATCTACACTTTTGTAGATGTCGAATATTAACTTTTTATTTTTATAATTAAATAATGTTCTTATTCCTAATTCATTTACTTCCGATATATCCTCTATAGTTTCTAAGACATTCTTGTAACTAACTTGCATGTCCAGGCTACCTAAATAGTTTTTAAGCTCTCCTAATACAAGTAAAGGGATTTTCCTATCTGCTTTAGAGGGATTGATACAGTTGTCATTTACAATCTCTCTAATAGCCATTTCAGGGGGACTAGATATATTCTTTCTATCCCATACTATTCTTCGACCTATATAGTTAGTTAAAAATTTACCTTTAATAACTAATATCTCTTTCCCTGTTTCGTCTTGATGTAAATTTCTATATTGAATATATCCTGCCTCTTTATCTCCCTTTTTCCATACTATATTGCCCTTCTTTAGTATATTAAGGTTTTCCATAGATAAATTACAATGTAGTTCAAACTCCCCACACTTACAATATCTCCTAGTCCATATAAAACTAAAGTAATCCTCTATTACACCTTTAAAATTTAACTCCCTATCAAATATATATAGTTCCATACTACACCCCCAAATATTGTGGGCTATGGTATATGTCCACTTCCAAATTGTCTAGTCCTGTTTCTGCATCATATCTAAATAAATTATCTCCTGGATCTAATTTGAGGAAGGTAGAATCTAAATCTATCCAGTTAAAAGCATTGGATGTGATATTGTTTTTAATTAGATTCACTCTTTTATTTTGAAAGTGAGTAGTAACTGTTATTATTTCCCCAGCTTCCATAGTCTTGTTTATTTTGAAATATTCTCTAGTGTTTACATTAAATAAACTAGGATTAGTAAGAGTTGCTAAGGCTCTAAATTTAATTGTCATGCCGCTTTTAACTGCTCCTTGATTAAATATGTTTACTATCAAACTAGGCTCTCTATAGCCCATTTCTATACCTTCTTCTGCTATCTCAAGAGCAAATTCAAAAGCAGGTTGCCATATTGCTATTTCTTCTTTACTTTCTTCTGCATCAGTAAAAAATGGGTTAGGACAATAAAGGTCTATGTTAAATAATTGTCTTTTAAAGGATGTATCTTTCTTTTGAAATATAGGAGCTTTTTCAACTTTACATCTTATTTGTCTTTTTATATCCCCATATTCATAAATAAGAGTACCTTCCATTTTAGGGTTAAAAACTTGTATTAACTTAGCTCTATATTTTGCCGATTCAACTTTGTCATTTGCTTTTATTATTCCTAATATTTGTAGAGATCTTCCCTGCAAAGATTCACCCGTTACTGAAAACCCATCTTGATTTGGAGATTTTATCCTGTGTATTTCAGAATCTAATCCATCTGCTCCAGTAAATTCTTGCAAGAAGAAAGGAAAGGAATATGTTATTTCTATTGAATTTCCAGCAGCGTTTTTATATATAATTTTTTCATGTATTGTATCCATAGCCCTTTCCTCCTAAAATCCTAAAGCCATATTTTCTAATTCTTTTTTGGTTCTTCTTGCTACTTCATAAGGACTAGCCACAGGTACTTGAATATATTGAGTTACATTCACACCCTGGTTTTTTCCAAGTATAGAGTTAACAGTCTGTTTAGCTATATCTTTTACCATCTCTTTACTTGATAAATGATTTCTTACTTTGCTTCCTGCTGGAAGATCTACCATTTCGTACCCTCTCTCATTTATTCTTGCAATTCCTTCAAGAGAGTGTGATGTTCCTAAAGCATAAGCTACATCTCCAGTTTGCTTTCCAGTAACATTTATAGTTTCATTAATCATCTTTTGATGTGTAGTTATAGTTACTGATTTGCTTTCTGGTTTCCACCCTTCCCACCATTGTCTTATTTTACCCCATGCTGTTAGTATCTCGCCACTATTTTTATCAACTTGTCTTGTTAAATCTCCGTAGGCACCTTCCAGTTTTTTTATTCCTTCATTTTTAGTTTTCTCAGCAGCATCTACTGTATCTTTATACTGTCTATTAGCTTCTTTTATTATTTTATCTGCTTTTTCAGCCCATTTCCCACCTTCGAGTGTTTTTAACTCCTCTGCTTGTCTTACTATCTCATCTCTTTGTTGACTAGCTTCTTTAACAGTGTCTTTTCTTTGCCTTTCCATCTGTTTTATTGCCTTACTAACCATTTCAGTTGTGATTCTTTCAGAAGAACTAGACAGTCTATTCAGTATTACATTTTGTTCAGCTTCATTTTTACTCATTGTCGAAACTGCTTGTCTTTTCATTTCTTCCATTATTTCATTTATTCTTATCTGTTGATCTTGGGTTATTCTCCCACCTTGATTTTTAATATTCTCATAAATGGCTAATAACTCTTTTTTCAAAGTTTCTGTTTTTTGCACTCTTTCTTTATGTCCATTGTTAACATTTTGTAAGATTTGTTTTTGTTCTTCATTTGTTAAAAGAGTTGTATTGTTAAACATATTTTGATATTCTGCTGTTACATCTTTAGTTTGTTTTGCACTAGCCTTTATAATTGAATCTGCCATCTTATTAGTAGTATCAGTCATTTTAGTAGTAGCTTCATCAGTATTTTTCACTAACCCTGTATACATATTAGTTGTTGTTGATTGTAATTCATCTGATAAAGTTAAATATGAACTTATTTGTTTTTGAGTCTCTTCCGATATTTTTACCGTTGTATTTTGTACTGATTCAGTTACATTTCCATTCGCATCTGTAACTTTTTCGCTCATCATTTGAGTACTATCAGCAAATAAATTAACTTCGGGGATAACTTCTTCATTTAATCCTTTGTATAAGCCATATCCAGCTAAACCAACTGCTGCTATCATTCCAGCCGCTGGCAAGGCCGCAGTTGCTATCCCCCCAAACCCTCCAGTCAATGCCCCCAATCCTGTAGCACCACCAGCAGTTGCAGCTGCAGTACCTAATCCAGTTGTTGCAGCAGTAACTCCACCTGCTCCACCAATCATAGCAGCTACCTTACTACCTACTGACAGAAGTGTTCCAGCACCTGATACTAGCATACTTCCACCTTTTAGGACAGGACCTATTGCCATAGCTAAAAGTCCAAATTTAACAATATTTTCTTGAGTTTTAGGGCTTAAATCAGCGAATCTCTGAACCATATCAGTCACTGCAGGTATTGTATCTCTTATAACAGGCAATAATTGCACTCCTAAACTTCTAGCAGCTTCTGCTATTTCATTTTTCATAATTCTAAGTTGAGATTCGGTTGTCTCATATCGCTGACTAGCTTCATTAGTTAATGCATTATTTTCTTCCCATGCGTTATTTCCAATTTGTATTGCGTTTGTAAATAGTTCACTTGCATTTCCAGCTCTTAAAAGTGAATCTCTCAATCTTACTTCTGATATTCCTAATTCATCAAGTAATGCTATTGCAGTAGTTCCTTTTTCTTCTGCATTTCCAAGTCCTTCAATAAAAGTACCTAAAGCCTTTACTGCGTCTTCTTCAAATGACTTCTTAAATTGCTCACCCGTCATTCCAGCTACCGCTGCAAAACCTTCCAAGTTCTTCCCAGATTTTATTATTTTGTTTACCTCTTCAGATGTCATTCCAAGACTTGCTGCTAAATCTTTAAAATCTTTGCTACTATTTGAGGACATAAGTTCTAGTTCTCTTCTTGTAAGTCCTGTAGCCTTTTCTAACTCTTTTACTTTATCTATTCCAAGTTCAGAGGCTACACTCATATTTACCATTACTTTAGATATAGCAGAACCACCCATTTCCGCTTCAATGCCTACAGATGAGAGGGCAGTGGCAAGCCCCATTATTTCAGACTCACTTAAACCTATTTGGGTCCCAGCTCCGGCAAGTCTCATGGCCATAGCTACTATATCTGCCTCAGTTGTAGCAAATTTATTTCCAAGGTCAACTATAGTCGAACCTAATCTATTAAAATCCTTCTGGCTCATCTTAGTTATATTTGCAAATTTTGCTAAAGAAGATGAAGCTGTTTCAGAAGAGAGGTTTGTGGATTCTCCTAAATCTACCATAACCCTAGTAAACCCTATTATGTTATCAGTTTGAATTCCAAGTTGTCCGGCAGCTTCTGCTACAGCAGAGATTTCATGGGTAGTAGCTGGAATCTTTTTAGACATGTCAATTATGCCTTTTTCAAGTTTCTTCATTTGTTCAGTCGTTCCGTCTACTGTCTTTTTTACGCCCGCAAAACTAGATTCAAATCTTATAGCTTCAGTTGCCGCAATAGTTCCCATTGACATAAGTGGAAGAGATACATACTTAGTTAGATTTCCACCAACATCCTGCATTTTACCGCCGACATCTTGTAGTGTCTTACCTGCTTGTCCCATTTTCTCACTTGCAACTAACCACTTATTATTATTTTTATCTATTTCTGCATTTGTCTTATTTAATTCAGCTTGTACCGCTGCAAGTTGTGCTTCCGTCTTATTCATCTCTGTTTTGTATCTATTTACAGAATCAACATTTTTATCTACTACTCTTTTTTGTTCATCATATTCTTGATTCACCTTATCCAGTTCTGCTTTCAAGGTCTTAGCTTGTTCAGACTCTGCACCATATACCTTTACTGCTTCTTTATATCTATTATTCAAGTCATTCTTTGATTTTCCTAATTCATCTAATTTAGTCTTATTTTCGCCTGCCCTTTTAGATGCTCTTTCAATGCTGTCTGAATAAGTATTTGATTTTTCCCTAAGTGTAGTAATCTGTTTTTCCAAAGCTGATTGCTTAAAAGTTAAATCATCAGTATTAGACCCAAAGCCTTTCATTCTCTCCCCGGCAAGCTTTATTTCAGATTGGGTAAGTTTATATTGTTGATTTATTGATTTTAATTTTCGATTGTGTTCTGAATCATCTATGGTAAAAATAGTACTAACTTTTCTTATACTGTCGCTCACCTACCCACCTCCTAAATATCTGCAAGGGATTCAATTTCTTCATACTCATATTCTTCTTTATCTGTATTTAAAGCCTCCCAAAATTCACCTATAGCACTTAATAAAATACCTTTACTATAATTTTTATGAAATTTAATTAAAGTTTTAAGTTGTCTTGGACTTGATTTTAAAAATTGTTCATTACTCATATTTAATTGATGTACAGCTAAATAATAAAAATAGTCAAGGTTGAAATCAGCTGCTAAATCTTCTTCTCCACCTTGACTATCTCGTTTTTTAAGTTTTCTACCTCAAATTTAGAACCTTCTATAACTTCATCATTTATTAATAATAAAATTATGTCTGATAAAGTATCTAAAGATGTTAGATTTATTAATAAATTATTAGTTATTTCTTCTTCTGTAATTTCTTCTTGTGCCATACACCTTAAAATTTTGGGTAAAACTTCTATATCATTATTTTTCATAAAAGCATATATTAAAAGAAAAGCATTCTCATATTCTTTGTGCATTTTTACAAGGGCTTTAAAGTCTAATCTCAAAACTAAAGGTTCTTCTCTTCCTTGTACCTGTAATTTATATTCTGATATTTCATTTACTAACATATTTTACCTTCCTTTCAAAAAGTATAAAAAAATAGGAATGAAATAAATCACTCCATTATGGTATTATTACTAATTTTTCCGGTAATTTTATAGTCTTTCCTTCGCCCCAATTCTCCATAAAAGACTCTTCTATAAAATCAGGACTATCAGATCTTACTATATTTCTCCAATTTCCATTATTTAGTGGCATAAATGTTCCTTGCATAGATTTTGTTTGATACTCTACATTACCTTCCCTAGTCTTTACCTTGTCCTCAGGAATAGAAAGCTTACCCTTAAATAGAGTCGCATACTCCATAACCCCTTGAGTCATCTCTTTTTCATACATAAGTGCAATATAAGGCGATTCGTCATAGGCGTTATCTATTACTCCACCATTTTTATCTAATTCTTTTCCTAGTAATTCTGCGTATTGTTCTATAGATAAATCTGTAGCATCTAAAGTTACACTAACTTTCCCAAGTTGGGTATCTGAATCCCAAACCATGCCCTCTGCATAAATTTCGCCTGAATTTTCTTCAGGGGTAACTGTTATTTCTCTAAGCCCAGGCAAGTATTTTATAGGATCATAGGTTACTGTATTTTCTGTTTCAGATTTAAGTATTGCATAGTAAAGTTTCCTAATGTTTTTTATTACTAACTTCTTTTTCACTGTCATGATTAATAATCTCCTTTCGTATACCTTAAAAGATAATGAAATAATTTTGTATCTTTTTCGTACATACTTCCACATATTCCACGATAGTAACCCTTATCTTTTAGCACTTCTTTTATAGCGTTTCTTATGTTTTCATAACTTCCCTTAGAAAAAATATCAACTTGGATTTCATGGCTCGTTATTTGCTCCTCTCCTTCACTAAAAAGAATTCCCTCATCTGTTACTATCTGATATTCGATATAAGGGGCTAAAGTACCCTCGGGTGCATTTAAGAGGTATATCTTTGGATTTCCGTCTTTATCTCTTCCAATTGTATTTATTATACGATTATCCAGTAAATCCTCTCTTATCTTACTTTCCATTTAATACACCCTTTTCAATTTTTTTGAAAAACTTATCTGTATTCTCATTTATGGCTCTACTAAAAAAACCAACGTGCTTTTTATTTTTACTTGAACCTAATTCATTATAAATATCATGATATGATTTTGAATAAACTTGTACTCCTATATTTCCATCTACTCTTTTAGGTCTCTTCTTCCAAGACTTAGAAAGCCTTCCGGTTCTTTTATAAGATGCTTGACTTGCAACTTTTACCGCATCATCAGCTACATCATTTAAAACTCTTCTTTTCTTAAAATCTGAAATATTCATATCATCAAGGTCTGCATATATTTCATCAAAACCTTCTACAATTGTGCTGCTCATAGAATCACCAACCTTGCTTTTATAATAAGTTCTTTATTCTCATACTTTACATTGTCTGGATGTTCTATAATTTCATACCTTTGGCCTTGAAATAGAATAAACATATCTGGAGTTATCCCTTCGATAAATCTCATTTTAAAACTTGTAACTTTCTCTTGAATGAATTGTTTAGCCAAATATTTTTCATTACCATATAGATCATTAACATCAGCATAAGTTTTTCTTACAGTTTCATATCCTTCTTTAGGAAATCCTGCATCATCATATATATTTTGCTTTTTCTGAATTTCTATTAAGTGTCTATATTTCATTTTTCTCTACCTCTGAGTAGCAATATCTCATTTGTTGAAATAAACTGTGAATTGTATGTCTTATTTTTTCTGACACATGCTCTACATTTGAAGTAAAATCTCTGTTTTCATACCAGTTATTAACCAATACTAAAGTTGCAAGCTTAGCTTTATTTTCAATTTCCGGAGTAGATTTGTACCAATCTCCTACAGAGTTTTTTATATAGATTTCTGCGTTGTCTATTAATAAATTTAAAATCTGATCAATAGATAAATCTTCTTCAGTATTATTGTCATAGATTCTTAGCCATTCCCTAACTTCTACTATAGATACTATTTTCTCACTCAATATAGTCCCTCCTTAAAGTATTTAAGAGAGGGATTAGCCTCTCTTATGGTATTACCGGAAATTTTAAATCTACTCTTACAACTGCCTTTTTATCCATAGCTTTAACATCAAATCTCTCTACTACTCTCATCATTGTTGCATACTTAGTAAATCCTGCTTCTGTTGAGATAGCCATATCATAAACTTGTCTATCGAAAAAAGCTACCGATTCTTCTAAATCTCCCACAAAGAAAGTTGCGTCTTTGGTAGCTGTTGTTTTCATTTCTTCATCAGATAAAACTACTACTGTTTTGCCTTTAAATATTTTTGACCCTGATACTTCAAGCGAATCTTTAAGAAGGGTTCTTCCGTTTTCATCTACTAATTGGTCTAAGTAGTTATATCCAGTTTGATTTGTAATGATTATTGCCGATAACGCTATAGCTGGGTCCAATTTAGTATTTAATGCTGTAATTATAGCAGTGTAGTCCTCTCCATTTACTTTAGTAGCTGTATTTAGTACTTCAAGTATTTTTTCATTTTCAGTTCTTACTGCTTTCTTACCAAACCTTCTCTTTACAAAAGAAATTAAATTAGCCTTTTCATCTTGTAAAAGAGTATTAGATATTGGAATTATATCTCCATAATCTCCAAGCCCCCAAGCTAATTGTCCAAACTTGATAGTAGATTGATTTATTTCTGTCATTTCTCCAAAGTTTATTAGCTTATCATTTGATTCTACTTCTAAAGGCATTTTACCTGAAAGAGTTCCTACTGGAATTACATTACAAAAGTCTTTAAGCGGTATTAATTGTCTCTTATACTCTTCTATCTCTGTTCTTTGCTCTTCTGGTACTAAGTATCCTCCATCTTCCCCTACTCTTTCTACAAGAGCATTCTCAGGCTCGGAAAGAGGTTTTCCTAGAACTGCCTTATTGAAAGCTACTACTTCATTAGCTTTTACCGCTGTGGGAATTGGAGTTCCTTCAAATTTATCTGTTTCTAGATTTTCCAATTCTTCTTGTACTGCTATAGCTTTTTCCAAGTCTCTTACTTCATTAATCATTGCATGAGCTTCTTCAATTTTACCCTCTGTTTGCAAACTTGACATAATGTTTCTTAAATCTTTTAATTTGTTGTACATTTCTTGTGATTTTTTCATTGCGTGCATCTGTAGGTTTAATTTAAATTTGCTTTTCATATTATATATTCCTCCTAAGTTATAATAAAAAATAGACCTACTCTTTTAACATTAAAGTTAGATCTATTTCTTTTAGTTTGTTTTCTAATTCTTTTTGCTTTCTTTCCAAATCTTTGTTATTAGGTTTTTTAATAGTATTTTTTAGTTTGTTTATTACATGGGTAGGTAACATTCCATCTACATTTGCTACTACCTGTAGATTTTCATTTTCAAACATAATTTCATCAATCAATCCAAGTTCTAAGGCGATTTTTGATGTTATCCAAGTTTCATTATCCATCATTTCTAGTAATTCTTCTGTAGATAATCCACTTTTAATTTTATAAGCGTTAGATATTGATTCGTTTATACCTTTTAAGAAGTCTGCTGTATGCTCCATATCTCTATGGTCGCCTTGAGCTACCACACTTGCATTATGAATCATTATTTGAGCAGTTGGAGACATTGACACTTTATTTCCTGCCATAGCAATAACTGATGCAGCACTTGCAGCCATTCCTACTATTTTAATAGCTACATTACCTAAATAAGATTTTAAAGCTGTATAGATTTCACTTCCGGCAAAGACTGAACCTCCTGGAGAATTAATTTCTACAGTTATATCTTGACCTTTAAATTCTTTGAGTTGTTGATTTATAACTTTGGGACAAGTAGCTTCATAATCTAACCATTCATATATCCAATAATCATCATTTGAAACTATAGGACCTTTAACTTCTAGTACGTTCATTATTTATCACCACCTTTCCTATATTGTTCTCCCGCCATTTCCAAAGGTATTATATTACCATTTGCATAAGTTTTATCTCCCTCTGGTACTTTAGGTTTGTCTAGATATGCTCTAGCCTCATTTGGAGTATAGATTCCATTTTGAACACCTGTTGAAAGTGATTCTATTTGTGATTTTAAATCTGCTCTTAAAATAGAATTTACATTAAATTTGTAATAGTAGCCTTGATCTATTTGTTTTTCAGTTTGTAGCTTATAATTTATTTCTTCTTCATATTGTTTTAATATAAATAATAAAGTATCTACATAAAAACTAATATTTTGCATTTCACTATTGGAATAACTAGATTTTGAATAGTCATTTATATGATTTGGTTTTATCCCAAAAGCTGCTGCAATTTGTAGAGAAGAATATTTCTTTAAGTCAAAGAACTGACTATCTGTTAATTTTAGATCTAAAGGTACTATCTTCATTCCTAGAGGTAGTGGTATAAATTTACCTGCATTTTCTGCACCTGTTGCATATTCTTCGATTCCTTTTAATAGTTTTCTTTCAGCATCCTTATTTAAATCTCCTGTATATTCCAATGCAGCTCTTGCACTCATTCCACCTTTATGAAGATTATTTAAAAAAGATTGACTTGCTTTATTCCCTTCTACAGTTGAGTGTAGTATTTCTTGTACTGATAAACCAGTTATTCCATCTCTTGACACTCCAGTCTTAAAATGCATTATATCTTTGTGATTAAATTTATATTTTATATTTGTTATTGGATCTTCATATAAATAATATAAATCATTTGTAGTACCAAATAGTCCAGCATCATCAATTATTAATGTTACATATTCAGATTGCAAAATCCATTGATCTATTAAATTTCCTTTGTGCCATCTATTCCAAACATAAGCATTTCCGTGTTGATTTCTATTAAATTCTACGCTTGCCAAAAAAGTAGATGGTGTCATATATGGATTAGGTCTTGTTTTTATTTTTTTAGATACTTGAGTAGACTTAGCTGAAACGGGGCCTTCTTCTGTATCTTGATAATACTTTAGGGATAATTTTCCCAAACTTTCAGATAGCATTTTAATACATGTAAAATAAGTTATCTCTGATAAATTTTCACCTAGATTGTTAGTCCCTTTAAACATCTCTATGATTTCATCCATAGTTATTTCTTTTCTTTCTTGGTTAGTGGGTATAAATACATTTTTTATTCTTTTAAATACTCCCATTTTCTCACCTCCTACCATCCCATTTTCTTTAGATATTCTTCTGTTGATTTTTCTGTATCAAATATAACTTCTCCATTATTAAATATAGTTCTTGATAGCCCCATAAGCAGTGCTACAATACCATCTATCTTATTTTTAGCTTTAGATTTATCGTACTTTATATTTCCTGCTGCATCTTCTGTAGCTACTACATTTTTTGCCATCCAGGTTAAAACTTCATTGTTTGCTATTATTAATCTTCCATCTAATAATAAAATCTCCAGGTCACGAATGACTGGAGACATTGATTTATAACCTTGCCCAAAAGGTGCTATAGTATATTTCTTTTCTAATCTACTTCTTACATCTCCACTTCCCCATCTATCAAAGGCAATTTCAGCTATATTTATTTGATAAGTATTTATTATATGGTCTATATTATTAAACAGTTCCTCATTGTCTACATAATATCCATTTAAGCCTATTAGTTGCTTATTCCTTACCCACATATCATATCTTACATTATCCCGTTCAGAACGCTCTAAAAGTGTTTCTGTGGGAGTAAATAAGAGAGGGTAAACTATATATTTATCTCTTGCTTCATCATAAAACGTCATAACAAAAGCTATTATATCTTGAATATAAGCCATATCGAGCCCACAATATGCTGTCATTCCTCTTAAATCATCTAAGGATATATCTTGTAGGCAAGCTTCCCATCTCTTTATATCAATAGCACCTTCGCCATCTAAAGCTACGTGTTGATTAAGGTAAAGTCTTCTCGCCTGCGGTTCTAAGGTCTTTATCCTACTAGCTTTTAACATAAAATCTTTTAAGTCTTTAAGTTTTCTAAATATAGATAATGCAGGGTTGGATTTATACCATTGTTCCTCATCCATTAAGTCGCATTCTTTATCAGCTTCATATATGGCAGAGTAAAATGATTCATCTTCTACTTCTCCATTTTCTACATCTTTAGCATAGTTATACATTTGCATTTCTAGATTATGAGGGTCTTCTCCACTAGATGCAGTAGTTGTCATAAAAAGTAAAGGATCATCCCAAAGCCCCATACCAGTTCTTAATTTGGTGTAGGCTTCATTATTTTTATATTCGTGAATTTCATCTAGAATAACTAAGTAAGAAGCATATGAGTCAAGGTTGGCCCCATCATTTGCTAATACTCTCAAAGTACTATTTGTAGATTTCCTGAACATTTCTCTCTTTGATTCTGTTATTTTTACATGTTTTCTAAGAGTAGAATTGTTATTTATCATCAACTGCATTGTTTTAAACAGGTTTGTAGCTTGTTTTATGTCATTAGCTACTATGATATATTCAGCTCCAAAAGTAGGATCTGTAAAATATAAATAAACTGCTATCCAGGAGACTAAAGATCCTTTACCATTTTTTCTAGAAATATCTAAAAGAGCTTCTCTATACCTTCTTCTATTATTTTCTTTATCTTTTACACATAGAATTTCAGATGTATGAATGAATTGAAATCTTAAAGGTTGTATTTTTTGTCCCTTGACTCCTTTATCTAATTCTAACTTAGTTATAAAAGTATAAAACTTCCTGGCTTCTTCTTCATCATAATAGTATTTATCAGATTCCCATTTTACTTTTAGTTCCTCGATTAATTCATCTAAGTCATATTGAGTTTGTTCCCGAATGTGTTTGTTTTTTAAGTCTTCAGAATTATATAGTGTCATTTCGAAATCATAGATTCCATTTCAGGATCATCTGTATTATGGATTATAAACTCTTTAAGTTTCATTCTTTCCCGAGGGGTAAGAGTAAATTCTTTTATAAAGCTTAACATATTGCTCATTGCATTATTTGCTATAGAAATTTCGGGGATCTGTTGTCTGTAACCACTATCAGTCTGAAATGTTAACTTTTTAAACTTTTTTATTTCTTTTTCAGCTTGAATCCACCTTTGATAATTCATGCATAAAGCAAGTAAAGCTATCTCATCTCCCGTTTTCCACTTTCCTTCTTCAATCAGCATTTCAGCTATTGAATAGTATTTTTCTTTACCTGCTTTCAGTAATATTGCAGGTGGTTTTGGTATCTCTTTCAACTTTTAGACCCCCTCCCTTCAAAAATAGCAAAAATTCTTACGCGTGATTGGGAACGCGCTTGTGCCGTGCAGGCTGGGAACTTCGTCCATCCCCCTACCCTTGCAGAAGTTTCAATTTATATATTTACATCTTTAGTAATTAGAGTAAGCAGTAGACTCTGAGTTTCTTCTTTTAATTTATCTGATCTTTTATATTTATTATGCACCGACTGATGACAACTCTCACACAAACAAATTAAATTATTTAAATCAAAAGCTTTTGAAATATCTTCTTTAAGTTCAATGATGTGATGAACAGCTTGAGAACTTTTAATAGTTTTGTTACTTAAGCATAAGATACATAAGTTATTGTCCCTGAACTCTGCTCTTTGTTTAACTATAGTCCATTGCTTATTGTTATAAATCTTTTGTATGCCTTCATCTCTTTGGTATCTATTATATAAACTATGCTTTGCCCTGTTGTCCTTACTATACAGTTCTTCACACTCTATACAACTCTTTAAATAATAGTCTATAAGCTTGCCACATCTACACATCTTCATCATAGCCATGTAACCAACTCCAATTAAAAAGAGACACCTGTGAAGGCATCTCTTATATGTTCTACTATTGTCTTGTTCCGTTAACACTTACTGCTATCGCATGCATTGAACCCGTCTCTCCTACTACATTGTCTATTCCTTCAAAGTTTGAATAACCATTACCTGTAAGAGTTCCCCATACTTCTACTATATCTCCTTCTGATGCCTCAAACATATCATGTTGTATTGGCATTACATATCCTTTATCATTCCTTACCAACCATGCACTAGGATCTCCTATATTATTTTCTATAGTAGTAATTCCTACAATTTCACCTTTAAAGTAATAATCCATTCCCGTAAAGTCATGGTCTCCCTTTGTAACTAATATAGTCCCTGGTCCTGCTGGATATTTTTCAGCATTTAACTCAGCATCTTTTTCCATGCTTGGTTCTTCTTCCAATTCAGTGTTTAGTTCTTCATCTTTATTTCCTTCTTCAATCTCATTTTCCACAGGTTCTTCTTCCATTACTTTATTAGCAGGTTCTTCTACCTGTGGTGTTGTATTCCCACATCCCACAACAGTAATTAATAAAGATAATATAAGTATTAATGCTAATATTTTTTTCATATATAATTCCCCCTTTCAACATCATTATATCAAAATAGGAATTATTTACCATATAAAATATAAAAAACAAGCCGACTAAATAAATAGCCGACTCGTTTATAAAAGGGGTATAAATATATTTCTACTTAATATCATATTAACACATCTATTTCGGATTAAACGGATTATGTTAAATATTATATATATCTCTCGTCGTTGCCTCGTTGTTATCTCGTCGGCTTTATTATTAGTTCATTTAATACTTGTGATGCGACTTAATTAAAGTCTAATAATAGATTAAGCTGCGATTGATGTTCACTCAATCTATCGGTAGCTGTTTCAAAATATCCTTTGTCGATTTCAAACCCCATATAGCTAAACCCTAGGTCGTGACAAGCCATTAGGCTAGATGCACTTCCGACGTGAGTGTCAATTATCTTATCTCCTTTTTTTGCATAAGTTTTTAATAACCATTTATATAAAGCCACAGGTTTTTGATTAGGATGTATTCTCAACTCCTTGTTTTTCATGTCCTCTTGTAACATTCCATTCCATCTGTACTTAAATTTTCTAACTGCAGTATTAAAGCTTGTCCATGCTAGTTCACAGTCTGCAAAGTCACCGCTATTGTCTTTATCCCACACTATCCAGCAACTACTATCAAAAGGTATCTTGCTTATAAAATGATTAGCACCCCATATTATTTGATTTTGGCTAATTCTCATAAGTTCTTTAAAATACTTCTCAGCCGGAGCGCTTCTGTCATTCCCATGATAATCCTTGTAATCTTTCGCTATAGCCTTGTTACTCCTCGTTTTATTCTTGCCACCACTTTCTCCGATTCCATAAGGTGGGTCTATTATTGCTAGTTCAAAATATTTATCAGGTATTAATTTCATACCTTCCATACAATCCATGTTGTATAAATTATTTAACTCTAATTTCAAAATCTCCACTTCCTTTACTTCGTACTTTAAACATATTGTTCATCTGTCCCAATTCAATTTTTGCCCACAATGAAAACAATATTTAATCTTTCCTACCCCATGAATATCAGTTTTACAAACTGAACAGTGGGCTTTTCCATAGTCATAGATTTCAATTTTCTTTGGTACTCGTTTTTCCAATGCTACAATCCCTTCTGTTAAACCATATACTATGTCATGGTTTTCTTTTGATTTTGCGTTTTCATATAGCATATTTAGTGCTTTGAGTGCTGATTTTAAAGACTCTTTTGTATAATTATCCATTACTCTTCACTCCTTTAGTTAGTATGATTATTGTTATGTTCATTACCTAACCTCTACCTTCGTAATTCCATGTTCTACATAATCTCCACTTTCATCACTACTTTGTATGTGTCCATTTAACTTCTCCATACTTGAAAACACTCCATCAAGCACAACTTCCTTATTTTCAATATACTCCTTCATCAATACAAAGACTTCTAAAGGCTCTTCTTTCCATCTCTCGTTAGCTACATAGTCAACATGCCAACGTCCTCTGTCTCGCCACCGGAGTTTGTCAAGCAA